AGCCGGATCGTTGGACAGTAGATAGTCGGGCAGGCGGTTTCCATAGTCGTCATAGCCTGCACTACGAAGCAAGGCCCGCGCATTTTCCGGGTTACGCGCCCACAAGTCAGCGGCCCATATTTGTCCAGCGGTCATATTCGTCGTATCCAAAAGTCTGCCGTCCGGCATTCTGAGCGTGTTTACGGTAGTTTTTCCGCTATCTTTAAAAATTTGACCGCTTTTCAGATAATCCTCATAGCTCATACCTGAAGGAATGTCGTAATACGTGTACGTAGGTTTCGTGTTACCAATTCCAAACCTCTCTTTATAGTAGTCACTTACCGTTCCGGTAGTTTCAAGTTGTTGCTTCATCTGAGCAATCTGCGCAGAGTTTGGGCGCCCCAGATCAACGGTTCCCCACGTATTACCCATTTGATAATATGTCTTTCCATCCACAACTTTGGTAGGTGTACCGTATGGAGAGACACCCGTTGCGTCGCTAAGTACCGGAGTTGGATTCGCCGCCCGTTGTTTTTCTTGTTCTTCGAGATACGTCAACCATGCAGGTTTCGGTTGCGATGCCATACCCGATCACATCCTTTCAGACAAGATAATACCATATTTTCTCAATCGTGCATACAGAAAATTGGGGGAGTCTCGTAAACTCCCCTATCAATTTTATCCTGTATACGGTTGGCCAGTGATTTGCTCGTACTGTGCCGGTGTTATTTTTCCGGCAACCACGAATTTTGCGACATCTTCAGCCGTATATCGTCCAGCATCATAATGCCGCTTCACAAGTGCAAACCAGTCCATGTTAGATCACTCCTTTTTCCACAAGTTCAAGGATGAGCGCGGCCTGTTCGTTTTCCGACTGTTCGAGCCGGATTTGCGTATCGACAAGCTCAAGCGCGAGCATGGCGCTCTCGTCTTCAAGTTGCACGATACGATCCTCCAGACTCGGCGGCGGTGGCGGCAAAGGCTCCGCTCTCTCAGTTCTTGATTGTTCGACGTATTGTCCCGATTCCTCGTCAAATTGATAGGTAACATCTGCAACGGTTTCATCATCTATGCGGATGGTTTCTACTTTTTCAATCGGACCAACATACGCCGTCAAACTTCCTCCAGATTCCGTTTCTATCCTTTTGTAAACGTTGCCGTTTTCGATGAAGTAATTCATCATTATTGCATAGCGCCTCCTATTGAATAATAAACTGAACTATTCCCACTGACTTCCACTTTAAATGAGGATTTGAATACTATTGGGTGAGTGATAAAGCAGAATGCTTGGATCGCAGACCCTACAAATGGATATTCTCTTATTGCATTTTTATTAATATTAAAACCCTCTGATGCCACACGAACAAACAAATAGGATATTTGCTCATTTTCTTGTGCAATTCCTGTTGCTCTATAACTTCCTTCTGACACTGCTCTCCCATGAAATTTAACTGCTCCATCGACAGTTATTTTTAAAATACAAGCATTAGTATTACTACTATTATTAACACCAGCTATTACACGATGAATAATTCCTGATCCAGTAATGTTGAGAATTGTCGTATAAACGTCTAATCCTTGACCGCTATACTTACTTTCTTGCGATATAATTGTTTGATACGGTGACGACGCCATAGGTCTCCACTCCCCCCATGCACTAGCTTTTTGAACGCGATAAATTGGCGGCTCGTCGGAATTTAATGGCGTCAATCGTTGCAGGCAGTAGCCGTTTTGATTGGTATGATTGAATATCTCAACGTAATACCAATTCGTAGTAGGTGCTCCCCCGAGGTTGGCGCCGTTATAAAACCCTGTATCAGTAAAGGTGTTCAGATTTGTGCCCGAAATATCAATTACTGTTTTATTAGCATTGCGCTTGAAGAAAGTATCAGGATTCAGATTACCTTCGTGCCACATTTTACGCATAGTTGGCGTAAATACTTGGTTTGCTGTCGTTGCCACATTTCCAGTGTCAAAATATTTCGGAGCACCTGGCGAGCCCCATTCAAAAATAATGCCGCGAGCCCCTAATGATGGATGTGTGTTTTTATACTTTAGCTGATTTGTGTCTTTGTCTATATATGCGTTGTCGGACAACACAGCTTCTCCGCCGCCAGCAGAGGACATGGTAAGCCAATTAAAGGCGCTAATTCCGCCATTGCCGTCTACTTTAAGCGGCCCAGTCATCGTGCCGCCCGCTTTCGGCAACGCCGCATCCGCCGTTGCTTTAGCCGCATTCCAGTTCGTGCGCTCTGTCGATGTGATATGCCGAACATTATCAGCGGCATGTGCATCCAATTCTGCCTGCGTCGCTGGATCGAATGAAAGTTTTTCAGGCGTAATGGACCCGTCTGGAATAACACCGGATACTACGTCGTTCACTTGTGCTTTTAAATCCACAAGTTGTGCATAAACAGTTGTTCCAGATACACCATAAATTGGAGCCGAACCAATCTTTTCAGCACCACTCGACCCCGGCGTTGTAGATTGAAGCTCTGCTTCTGTAAAATAACGGTTATCAAGCGCACCAACAGCAATCTTTGATTCCGTAACCGACCCATCTTGGATATTTGTTGTTCCGACGCTATTAGGTGTAAGTTTAGAATTTGTAATTGACCCATCTTGGATATTTGCTGTTCCGACGCTGTTAACCGCCATTTTTTGAGCCGTAACTGAACCGTCGGCCAATTTGGAAGTTCCAACCGACCCGTCCATAATAGCTGACGATCCAACAGCACCGTTAGCTATTTTACTAGAAGTAACTGCACCATTCGCTAACTGCGAAGTTCCAACGGCTCCATCAGCAATTTTTGATTGTGTTACAGAACCGTCAACTAAATGCGCTGTTCCAATTGCATTATTAGAAATTTTCGTACCAGTTACAGACGCATTTGCAAGCTTAGAATTGTCTATAGCTCCTGCCTTAATAGCAGACGTGTTAACAGAATCGGGTGCCATTTTCGATTCTGTTATCGCGCCATTTGCAATTTTAGCTGTCGTAACCGATCCATCTGCCAGCTTCACGGTTATAATAGCTCCATCTGCAATCATAGGTGTACTTATAGACCCGGTTGCAGGAACGGCGCTAATTGTTAAAACGCCAGTTGACGTATCGAGCGCCAATTGCACATTGGAACCTTCTTTTAACTTCAAAAAGTTAAAAGCCGTGTCAAAATTCTTTGTTGTTTTCGTCGTACCATCCGGGTTCAAAACTGTAAACGATTTAACAAGTCGAGCAAAGTTATCATTAATAGCGGTACGTAAGATTTCACGTTCTTGTTCATAAAGAGCTGACGTAACGACGTCACCATCATTCCAGTCACGAAGCGTATTGCTATCAATGTAACCCATACCTGTCACTTCCTTTATTAAGGCTTTTTCAACTTAAATTCGAGGCCAAAACCGAATAATTCAAACGGAATACCGTTACCCGTTACTAACTTAAACTTAACACGACGGCATTTTCCACGAACTGACGACTTCAAAACTGAAAGGATTGGCTGTCCAAACGGTGAATATCCCATAATCCAACTTCCAAAAACTGTTCCTGCATAGATGTTAAAATTAGGAGCCGTCGTATCAACCCAAACAACACGACCATCAGGTTCAACCTCAGCATGACCGGATTCTGGCGTAAGAACAATTGCGGAATCCGCTTGAACGGTTATGGATAGTTGCACATTGTATCCTGCACTTCCTAGTACATACAGTCGCTTCAATTTTTTAAGATTGAATGAAGCGGAAAGGTCAAGGAATTTCGTCTCCAGTTCCAAGTCATAAGACTCGCCATCGTCAGTATATACTGTGTCGTCATGTTCATATATTGCTCCCGATTTAGCAAGGTTATAAACGACTTCACCATATGGTAAAAACTGAACAATATCCAGTTTGCTTGACCGATCTTTCGACCATACGCCCATTTCGTAATAGTATCGGTAGATAACCTTTCTATCAGGAAAGCATAACCAATACATCGAATTGGAAACGATCGCACAAGCATTTTCGTCTGTAGGCATTTCAGACTTCACTTGCGAATCGATTCGCACAACGTTCATCGTTTCCAATCTGAAAGGGTTTGGCTTCAAAGCATGTACCCCTTCATGAGAAAGGAAATAAACATGGTTTCCAACGACTTTTGCCGTTCTTCCAGCAATGCAACCAATACCATCATGGATTTGGTATCTACTATACGTTTCAACGGATTTACCAACCAATGTTTGAATCGTCGTTTTCGTAAAGACGACAAGCATATCTTGGAAACGAACAATTGCAGTAATTGGTTCCCGTTTTCCCGTATCAAAGTTGATAGTATTTGTAACTGGAAAATATCGTGGATTTAAAATATCAGAAATGTATATTTGATACGGGTTCGTATCATCGCCATAAAGAATAATACGATCCCAATGTAGAAGTATCTTTGTGCATTTAGAAATGCCATCAACCGGATTAATCGCCTTATTCATATCTGTTGTAGTAACTTCATAGTTACTCAAAACGTAAATTTGCGATCCAGTAGGTGTGCCCGTATCTCCGGTCTTTCGGACGGTAACGCGAATATCATATTTACCAGCCGAAGAAAAATTGAATTGGTGCGTTTTATAGTCTGCGGTAAAATCCTTTTCTAACACAAAAATTGTGTCAGTAGACTTCTTAAATTCCCATTTATAATCAACGGTTCCAGTATAATCCGACGGCTTGTTAATGTAGGCTGTCATCGAAATCGGTTCATTTACAGCCGTTGTTCGGAATGCCGGTTTAACCCCAACTATTTCAACGTTATTGGTCGGAGAAACACCGTCTTGAATATATGCATCAGGATTAGGAGCAAGACCGTTTGTTCCGATATAAATAGCTTCCATAACCGTCGGCGTATATGGAACAACAACTTTTGCTGTCCATTCCGTATCATACGTCAATTCAACAAGTTTTGTCCCGGTTGCAACAAACAAATTTTCTTTATACTGCACGGCTTCAACAGGTTTGCTTGTTTGAAAAGTGAATGGGTTTTCCCCATCCATAATCTGAACCAATGTCACATCGCTTGACGAATGCTCTTTTACATACAAATTTCCATTAATCGCCAAGACAATATCAGGCTCAGGCTGACCGAGGCGGTGGTAGAAAAACATTCCTTGCACATTACCAGCGGGAAGTGTCGCAATTTTCCTGCGGCCTGTCCGAAGCTTAACAGACCCCCGGCCTGAAAGGTCGGCATTCCATAAAACCGAAAGTTCGTTATCACTTAATTGTTCGTTTGAAATCTCTGTATTTAAGCCGCCGGAAAAGTCCATAAACGCTTCAAACACTTTCGCGGCAGGATCGTATGCGATATTTTGGCGCATCTAAGCGTCACCACCCCGGATAAAACGCTGGCCGATATATGTAATCGGCGTTAATCTCCCAAATTGCTGTGATAATATCCCCATCAGACACCGTTTCCGTAATCGGTAAACTGAAGGAATTTCCGTCCTTTTCAATGTCGAAAACCCGGATACTGTTCCGGTATACTTTCAAATTGCCGTAAGTCGGATGGTAGTCATTTTTCGTAATTGTATATTGTAATTGCCCAGCTGTCGCTGTGAAATGCTCAACATTCGGCAGATCAAGGTATTGAACAGGCGGGTCATAATTTTCAACGAAATTTTGCAATCCCAATTCAAACTGTGCCAAGAAACTTTCTTTCTCACGAATTGAAGAATCTTGCGCCTTAATCATTGCGGCGGCATAGAAAACCGGAATCTCATGATATTCTTCACTGAAGACAAACGTATCATCGAGATTCGTCGTTAAAGTAATATCGGGGAACCGGCATTTGACCTCTTGCGCCATACGATTTTTCCCCATATTGAGTAGAGTAACAAGAGTGTTGTTATCTACAACATCATCCACATAAAGTTCGACGAGCCGTTTCATGTCCCGCAATTGCACGGTTTATCATCCCTTTGATTGCTTAATAGTGACATTTCCCGTTTTCGGAACAGTCTTTGAAGCAGGACCAACCATTTGCTGAAGAAGTTTTTCCAACAAAGCATTCGTTTTCCGCTGTTCCAACAACAGCGCGTAAACCATTTCTTCTGATTTCGTTGCCAAGCGTCCAAATTCCATAGTCAATTCCTCCCGTTTGAAGAAGGCTCCCCATCAGCTAGGGACAGGGAGCCTTGTAAAATTAAGCCGCATCCGGATTTGCGCCAAGAATGCCACGATGGTCGGACCAACCGACACTGAATCTCATCCGGCCTTTGTACTTTGCTTGGTCCGTATCGAAGTCCGTCTCCGTTTTGAAATTGAGTCGTTCGCGCCAGAAGAAGTTGAGTTGATGCAGTTTGGAATCCAACAGGAACCAGTTGTTGTCGTCCGTCAGATAGTCGAGAACAACAACTTTCAGACGACCCTTCATCGGGTTGATGTCGTTGTAATCGGTTCCCGGCAAAAGCGTCGATTCAACGATTTTTGCCGCCGTAAATTCCAACGCTCTCGGAACAACTAGCGTATCCGGCCTCATTTGAATTTTCAAGCCGCGCTCATCGACCTGTTCAGCCGCCAGCTTAAACGCAATTTCGAGGTTGGCTTCCGACAACGTAAGCTTACCGATATAGTTCGTAGTCGTACCGCCATCAAGACGCTTATGGTTGTCAGAAATAAGTGCCTCGCCTTCCCATGCTTTTGGATCGGGC